AATGGATCGTTCTCTGTACTCTGCACCTCCTATCGCCGAGTTCTATTACAAAAATCCGTTCTCTACGGGTCACGCGCTGAATGCGCTAGCCCTTCTAAGAGCACTCCGTCACTAAACCCCGTTGAAAACGAGGCTATCATGCCAGCAAACATCCAACTCATCATCAATGATGGGGCAGCTACTCCGGTCGCACATACATACCTTCCTACAAAGATCGACGCTAACAACGTCGCAACCTTCCAGGAACGTACGTCTGGCGTGCCAGTTGGCTATCCCACATTGACTTGGAGTGTGCGTGCACCGTTGCCGAGTTCACCGTCATACAAATTGGTTGGGAAACTTACCCAGCCAAAGGTGATCACGACAGTAGACACTACCGGGAAATCCGTTACAAGTGTCGACTACACTAACTTCATCACCGTCGAGTCGGTTGTTTCTAACCGGTCTACTCTTCAAGAGCGAAAGGATCTCCGAGTTCTCATGGCGAATGCCTTGTTGAACGCGGTCCTCTCGGGCAGTGCTGATAACCTCGAGTCCTTCTGGTAACAGTGGACTTTAGGTCGCTCATTCGAGCGTTCGTGTATTTATTGCATAAGGTGAAACCATGCAAGTATCGATCAAAGATCGCTACAGTCGTCACTGCTTCACTCACAAAAAAGGCACTGCGATTCTGCGTGCCCTTAACACTCCTCTTGCTAGCAGTCTTGCTGACTGCTTGCGCGACGAGAACTACCGACCTGTTATATCAGCAGCAATCAATCCAGACACTTACGAGTGCCCTGATCGATTTGCTAAAGATTATCTGGCTGTTAGTTTGTTACGTAAGTACGCCAATTTCCCTTTAGGGATTGACACGGCTAACGTAGCAATTGTTAAGTTCCTTGAGAGTGAGGAGGCCTGTGGCCAAACAAACAAAACCCGTGTTCGCCCTTATGTCATCCACGATTGTGGATTGACGCCTGAATCGTACATTTCGTACGCCAGGTTCAAAATTAAGAGCTTGCTTGGGGAGTTTGATTGGAACAAGGCTTCCGAACGGTTTTCTTTCTCCGGTGGCGCTTCGACTCGATTGAAGCGTAAGTCTGGTGCGCCGTTCTATAAATTTCAGGGAAAACCTGAAACGACACGTAATAATGCTTTACTTTCCGTGTGTGCGATTAAGAGCATTCCGCTCTGGGCCGCTCACATGGAATCCCAATTCGGTCCGGACGCCCATAACTGGGTTAAGGTCGTTGAGGGAAGTAAAGTTACCACCGTCGCTAAGACAGCCGAAACGGATCGTTGTATCGCTATCGAACCTGACATGAACATGTTCATTCAGAAAGGTATCGGTTCTTTGATCCGTAGCGCATTGAGGTCAGCTGGCATTGATCTTAATGACCAAACCCTTAACCAGAAATTGGCTAAGATTGGAAGCACGACAGGTAGTCTTTCGACTATCGACCTTGCTAGCGCGAGTGACAGTATTGCACTGGAACTTGTTCGACTGCTGCTTCCTCATGACTGGTTCGAGGCTATGTGCCTTTGCCGCTCTGAGTATGGCATTCTTCCAAACGGAGTTAAGCACCGTTTTGAGAAGATATCATCGATGGGAAATGGCTATACTTTCGAATTAGAGTCCCTGATTTTTTGGGCTCTTTCGAAAGCAGTCATTGACCTCACCGGTGTTAGCGACCGTCGCTTGGGCGTCTATGGTGATGATTTAATCATTCACAATAGTGTCGCCGACATTCTGATTGACCTGCTTGCCTATTGCGGTTTCACAACCAACAAGAGCAAGACATTTCTCTCAGGACCGTTCCGTGAAAGTTGTGGTAAACACTACTTTTATGGCGAGGACGTAACCCCGTTTTATATAAAATCGCCTTTGGACGCTTTGAATCGTAGGTACTGGGTGGGCAATTCGTTGCGCACTTGGGCCAGTAGTCGAAAGACTCCTTCAGACTTTCAGTCTGTGTACGATTACATAGTAAACTCAGTTCCTCGCCATCAGCGATACAGGATTCCTGTATCGTTAGGAAGCGAATCTGGGTTTTGGGCGACTTTCGAAGAGGCTGTACCTCGCTACCACATGTGGAAGCAGGCCTACTCTTTGAAGCTGCTGCGATCATCTAGGGATAAGCATCGCCCTGATGGTTATGCGGCAGTACTCCACTATTTCAACAGTAATGTGAATGGTGGTGAAGGGGTATCTACTCCAACAGTGTTGGAGAAGGGTGAGACAAGATATTACCATTCCAAGGTATATCTGTCGTGGTGGGACGCCGCTCCTTGCGGCGTTGTTTTGAGGAGTGCTGAGGCTTCAAAACCTCGACTGGCCGCGTAATCGCGACTGGTGGCACCTGCCTCTGGTGAG